TTTTCTTCATAATATTTTTTATTTTTTATTTTTCTTTCATTTATAAGAAATTTATTTTCCTCTATTAAATCATTTTTTTCTTTTATCAAATTATTATTTTCAATATATAATTTTTCAATAATTAAATGTAAAGAATCAATATCTTTAATACTTTTATAATCAGTCATTATATAAAATATAAATTTTATATTTTATATAATTTATTTTTAATAAAATTCGGCGTTTTAAATGTGCAAAGGTGTAAAATATAATTTATCAATTAAATAAAAAATTATAATTACAATAAATAAATATATTATTATATATATTATCTGGTTTTTTTCCATATATAATATATATTACATAATATATAGTAAATAAATATTATATATATTAAAATATATTATTTAATTGATTATAGTTTAAATTCATATTTAATTTATCTTTATTTATTGTAATAGAACAACCACCATAATCTAAACATGATACATCAAATTTTTTTATATTTAAATTTATACTTTCTTTAATAATGTTTGTAATATTATCTAAATTATCTTTTTTACAATGTAGATGTAATGATATTTTATTTACATCAATTATATTAATTATATGGTGTATAAGTCTCTTATAATCATTATAATCTAAATTACCTGTCGTATCACTTAAACAAAGTTCATTAAATGCACTAAATTTATTATAATATAATAAATCTGATAATATTATATTATCATCTATTTTTTGTTCAAACGGACATTCATTAAAACAACTTAAGTATAATTTATTATTACATAATTTTTTAGATTCTAAAATTTTATTTATTTCATATAGTTCTATTTTTGTTTCATTTAATGTTTTATTTATATTTTTTTTCTGAAATTTATTTGAAAATGAAGTTATAAAAGACATATTTTTTACATCATTATTTAATGCTATATTTAATTTTTCTTTATTAGGTATCAATAAATAATATTTTATATTATTATATAATCCTTGAGCATATTTATATAACTCTAAAGAATTATTCATTTGTGGAAATATTTTATGAGATACAATTGAGCCTACTTCAATGCTATTTGGAGAATAATTATCAATTATTTTATGTAATAATTCTTTTTTTTCATCTAAAGTATATAAATTATTTATTGATTGTAAACCATCTCTTAAACTTACATCGCATAATAATAATTCTTTTTTTTTAATAAACATAATATTTTTATTAATATAATTATTGATAAAAATATTTTACAATCTAAAATAAAAATTAAATAGATGTAAATAATAATATTTGAATAAGTGTAACATTATATATTAAGTATAAATGATAAAAGGTGTAAAACAATTATTTTTGAAATAATTATATTATATATCTTTTTAAATATATAAAAACAGATGTTCCATTATTACTACTATAAATTTTAATATTATTTGAAGATGAATTAAAAAAATTAACATAAATATCAGATATAGGTAGTCCATAACCAAATCCAGATAATGGTGATTTAGTGCTAAAATCGCTTTGTTCAATAATATCATTATTATTAATTGGTGATGTTGTAAAACTATAGTACCATATTTTTTCCATATTTTTTTCAGAAATTCCGCTGCCATTGTCATTAATTTTAATTAAAATCCAATTAATATCAATTTCTTTTATTACAATAGAAATAAAAGGATGAGTTTTATATTTAATTGATTCAACGCTATTTTTAATTATTTCAAACAAAACATAATATAAATAATGATCTATTGAGGGTAAAACTACTTTATTATTACATTCAATTTTTATAATATCATTTATATGTAAATTAATTGAACTAGAATCACATATAATTTGCACATTGTTAATTGATTCATTTATAATTTCTTCTAAATTTGTTTCTAAATTAATAATACCATGCCATTTTAGTCCTTTAGGTTCACTAAAAAATGATAAATAATGTTCTAATAAAATACGTATTTCTGTTCTATTTTTATGAAATTTATTTAAAAATAATTGAATATTTGGTTCTTCAATATCACTTATTTTATTTTCCATTTTTAATTCATATAATCCTTTTGATATAACAGATAATGTAGTAGAATGTCGTTTGTATATTTTATCAATTTTATTTTTAAATTCTATTATATCTTCAGATGTTTTTGGTTCATTTGTATTAATTAATTCTTCAATAGATATTAAATACCATTCTCTCACTTTATTTATAGAATGATTTTTAGATAATCCAAATGGTAAATTATTTAAATCGGTTATTCTTTTAGCAAGTCTAATTGGTATTTCATTATAAATATGCTTAGTTGTTATTGGAATAAGATGTTTTATGTTAATATTACGAAAATTTAACATTTCATTAAATTTTACATGAGTTCCTTTTTTTAAACTATAATCAAAAATTTTATTATAGAATTTTGAAAAATGAGACATATATATAAATAATATATTTTAGTTGAAGTTAATAATAAATATTTAGTTATTATTTAATTTTTACACCTTTGCACATTTAAAAAGTCATGATATTGATATGTTTTATAAATATTTAGACAAGGCAAATATTTATTTTGAATTTGGTTCAGGTGGATCTACATATCAATCTGCTCAACGCTCTAATATAAAAACTATATATTCTGTAGAAAGTGATTTAGAATAGCATAATAAACTAAAGGATAATTTGAAAAATTATAATCACGTTAAATATTTATTTTGTGATTTAGAAACACCTGGTAATAAATGGGGATATCCAGGAAAAAATTGTTCCATTGATAAAAAAAAGAAATATTCACACAGTATTTGTAAATTAACACCTGATGAACAAAATAATATTGATTTAATATTAATTGATGGACGTTTTCGTGTTGCGTGTGCATTAAAATCATTTAATGTTATGAGTAATAATTGCATTATTGCTTTTGATGATTTTATGGAACGAAAACATTATCACATTGTATTAAAATATTTTGATATTATTGAAAAGTCAAAACGCAATTCAATGGTAATTTTACACCTTTGCACATTTAAAACGCCGAATTAACAACGAAAAAAATAAACAAAAATGCAAAAATTTGGTTATAATCCGTCTTGAAACGGATATGAATTTTAAGAATTTATTTCTCTACAAAATATTTCTGGTCTTTTTCCTGTATTTAATACGGATTTGACTATATTTAACATATTTTGCACAGCATTCTTATCTCTGTTATGGAATATTTCGCTTTTATGCTTAACCGATTGACATCGTAATAATCCATGACAGATTTCTATTTTTTCTTCTTTCTTTAATTTTGGTCTTTGACTTGGTCTTTCTAAAAAATTCTCTAATTCTTCATTACAACAATTGCATATTTTTGATGTTCTAAATTCATTCACCAAAAATGTCTTATAACCTGCATTTCTAAATATTCTTCTAAATTTCTTACAAATTACTGGTTCTTTTCCTTTCATATGGTAATCACCTTTATCATAATCACCCATAACAAATATGGTTTCTTCTGGTTTTCCATACTTTTTTTGAAAGTTATTAATCATTTTATTTTCACTTTTTTGAGTATTTGTAAATGCATTTAATTTAAATTTTCTAAAACATCTTTGTTCGTAATGTGAATATAATTTATAATTTACTTTATTTTTTTCAATACAATATATTTTAAATTTATCATAATTACATGTTTTTGAATTTAAAGTTGATAATGTTGTCTCTAATTCTTTTACTGATTTTTCATTAATGATTGTTTCTTTATTCAATTTATATTTAATTTTACTATATTTTTTCATTCTTGTTTCTAATCTTCTTTGGTTCTGTGTATAACGAAATGTAATTAATTTATCATTCTTATCTTTATACCCACAATATATTAAATCGCTCATATTCGGATCGGCACAAACAAACTTTTTATTTTTAATTTCATCCAAATTTGCTTTTTCAATATAATCAATATTTTCTTCTTGACAACATTGTTTATTCTGCCATGTTTTAGATAATGGTTTTCCATTTGCATCTACTTTTACAAATAGAATACAACAAGAAATACCATCTGTTCTAATCATATGTGAAAATGTATATTTTTTACCCTTTTTGAATACTCTTTTATTTAACTTAAAATATGTGTTCCATAATTCAAAATATTTATTTTGTTTCTTATATGTTGTTAATAACTTACTATCATAATTTTCACGCATAAAATTTTGAATAATTCCACATGTATCAATACATATATTTTTTGGTATTATATTAGTTCTTAATGGCAATACATTAAATAATCTAATTTGCTTCTCATCATTTTTAATTTTATCAACATTAATTTTTTCTAATTCATTACAAATATAAAACATACCATAAATAAAATATTGTGTATTTGATTTAAGTTCATAATAAATATTATTTTCTTGAAATTCTATTTTATTTGGAAATATTTTGATTTTTTGTTCTCTAATCCAATTATGGTATTTTTCATTACTTGTTAAATCACCAAATGTAATTAAATCTTTCTTAACTTTATTTATTTCTTCATATAATTCCTTATGTAATTGTTTTCTAATTACTTTATCTTTATTATTTTTAGTAATTTCATCTCGTTTTGCTTTAATGTCAAACACAATATTTACATATTTATTAAGATGGTCTATAAAATGTTCTTGAATATTATTATTAATATTTGTAATCATATCAATTGCTTCATATGCAAGTATATATGGTAATTTATCATAATAAAGAATTTCAGTATTAGCAATAGTTAATGAATAATGATTTTTGTAAAAATCAGTAAGTTTTCTTAATTGTTCTGGCATAGTTTCATCAGTATAACCGCCACTATTACATTTTCTTTTTGCAATGACTTTAAAAATATCACAAATATATTCTTTATCTAAAACTGGAAAAGATTGATTATGTTGATAAAGATGCAATAAATATAATTTTAAGAATTGATATGAATGTATAACAATTTTGTTTGTTCTAATTGTAATATCATTGATAAGAGGCAATAAATTTTCATCTCTTATAACATTCTTAATATTATCCTTATTGGTTTTCATATAATCAAAATTTTCTTCATCCTTTTTCTTTTCTTTAACTTTGGGTTTTTGTTTTTTCATTTCTATATAATATTACTAAACATTTTTATTTTAAATAGTTTTACGCATTAAAAATTATTAATAAAAAATTGATATAAAATTATTTAGATAATAATTATTAGATTATATAATGAAAAGAAAAACTACTGAACAATTTGTTATAGAGGCAAAAATAATACATGGTGATAAATATAATTATTCAAAAGTAAATTATATAAATAGTCAAACAAAAATTATAATAACTTGTAAAATACATGGAGAATTTGAACAAACACCTGATAAACATATTAATAGAAAACGCGGTTGTATAAAATGTTCTGGCTGTTATAAACTAACGACAAAGGAATGGATTGACAAAGCAAAAATAGTTCATGGTGATAAATACGATTATTCAAAAGTAAATTATATTAGTAGTAAAGAAAAAGTTATTATTATTTGTAAAATACATGGAGAATTTGAACAATTCCCACAAAATCACTTAAAAGGGTCTATTTGTCATAAATGTTCAAATTGTTATAAACCAAACACTGAAGAATTTATACAAAAGCAAAAATAGTTCATGGTGATAAATATGATTATTCAAAAGTAAATTATATTAGTAATAAAGAAAAAGTTATTATTATTTGTAAAATACATGGTGAATTTGAACAAACACCAAAATCACATTTATTGGGTCAAGGATGTAATATTTGTGGAAATATTAAAGGTTCGTTAATTCTTTGTTCTTTTACAAAAGAATTCATAGAAAAAGCAAAATCTATACACGAAAATAAGTATGATTATTCAAAAGTTGATTATATAAATAATCATAAAAAAATTATAATTATATGCAAAGAACATAACGAATTTGAACAAACACCAAATGCACATTTATTGGGTCAAGGCTGCCGTAAATGTCAATATTCAAATAATAGCAAAAAATTTAGAACATCGCAAGAAGAATTTATACAAAAAGCAAAATTAATACATGGAGACAAATATGATTATTCCAAAGTAGAATATATTACTTGTATGAAAAAAGTAATTATAATTTGTAAAGAACATGGCGAATTTAAACAATCACCAAATGCACATTGTGGTCATCAACAAGGATGTTCAAAATGTAATTTACAACATCATATTTCAAAATTACAAATACAATGGTTAGATTTTATATCAAAAATACGCAATATCACAATTCAAGACGGAAAAAATGGTGAAGAGTTTAAAATACCAAATACACGATTTAAAGCAGATGGTTATTGTAAAGAAACCAATACAATTTATGAATTTCATGGTGATTATTGGCATGGCAACCCAAATATTTATAACCCATGTGAAAAAACATATTTTGGGAAAACATTTGGAGAATTATATGAAAAAACATTAAAAAGAGAGCAACAAATTAGAGATATGGGTTTTAATCTAATCACCATATGGGAAAGTGATTGGATTAAACTTAATAAATGTATTAAAATATTACAACGAAAGTATCGCAATTCTAAACTTCATTAATATTCTCATTTGCTTTTAATTTTGCCTTCCTATTTAAATATGCTTGATGACGCCATTCTTTTAATTTTTCTGGATTAGTTTCTTTTAATTTTTCCATATAATTTTTTGCTTTTTCTTTTACTATTTCACTATTTTTTTCATAATATTTTTTATTTCGTGTTGGATTTGTATATGATTTTAATTTTTCTTCTAATTCATTATTTCTATTTTTAAGTTCTTCTATTTCAAGTTTTAATTTATTTATTTCTTCATCCATTTTATATTTACTATAATAATATTATAACATAATTTTAAATATTTTATGCTATAATATTAAGTATAAATTACATCTAAACATAAAAGTGAAGATTATAAATTATCTGCTGTTGAATATTATTTAGTTGGTGATAAATCACAATTAGAAGTATGTGAAATTTTTAAATGTAGTCCAAGAAGTTTAATGAGATGGGTTGAAAAATATGAAAAGGATGGTAAAATAAAAAGAGAAAATAGAAAACCAGTAGCATATAAAGTTCATAAAGAATATGTTAAATTTTTAATAGATGAAATCAATAAAAATAAAACTATAACTATGACTGAATTAAAACATAAATTAAAGGATAAATTTAAGATTGAATTAAGTAGGTTTCATATCAATAGAATTGTTAATGATAATAATATAACATTAAAAATAACAAGAATACGACATGAACCAGAAAAAAGATTTGGTAAAGAAATAAATATAAATCAAAAATTAAAAGAATTTTATGATGAAATTAAAAAATATAAATTAGAAGATATAATATGTATTGACGAAACATCTATAAGTGGTCTTCAAAAAAGACATCAATGTTATAGTGAATTAGGAAAAAGATGTGTAATAAAAACTCAATCACAAGAAGTATTCAAAAAATACACAGGTATATTTGCTATTTCTTATAATGGGGTATTAGGTTGGGATTTATATGAAAAAGGGGGAATTGATAGTTATAGGTTATATGAATTTTTAGAAAAACATATTACAAAAAAATTTAAAAATAAATTAATAATTTTAGATAATGCAAGTAGTCATAGAAACGCAAAAATAAAAGAATTGGTAAATAAACACAATAAATTATTATATAGTGTTCCTTATCAACATTTTACAAATAGTATTGAAAATTACTTTAGTATGATGAAATCAAGATTAAATAAATTAGATGGTTTAACTCATAAAGAACTAAAAACTAATATAGAAAAAGTCATTAAAGATATACCAAAAGAAAAATATGAAAATATAATTAAAGGAACTTATAATAGAACAAAGAAATATAGTAAGAAACCTTCTAACAGAAGAAAAACATTAAAAAATTATTTATAATTTACATATTTAAAAAGTCGGCGTTTTAAATGTGCAAAGGTGTAAAAGGTATTAAAAATAGAATTGAAATTTATTATAATTTAAATAAAATGGTAAAACAATTAAAAATAGCTTCTTTTGAAAGTGAATTTAAAACAATAATTGAAACAATATATCCAAAACAAT